GTTGCCGTCGGCGAGCGCGCGGAAGTCCCAGTCTCCGTTCGCCTTCTTGCTGTTGGCGATGCGCCAGTATCCGCCTCCGATGTGGATGCATTGGGTGGGGTTCTGGTCTTCGGGCTTGTCGTACACGTAGATGCCCTGGCCGGGTTTGAGGTACGTGTAGCCGCCGGTGGCGTTCATGATCTGGTTGATCCGGTCGATGAGGTCCTTCATGTACGGGCCGGCGCCGCCGGCGGCGCTGTTCCATGCGCCGGAGTTGGAGACGAGCTTGTCCAAGGCCTGCTGTTGGGCGGCGAGGCGCCGCGTGTAGGATTGCCGGATGTTGCCGAGGGTGATCTTGGTGTCGGCGAGGCTGCCGGCCAGGTCTTCCTCGATCTGGAGGATGCGGCCTTCGAGGCGCAATGGTGTGGTGAAGCTGGTGTCGATGATCTGCACGCCGTCGCCGACGTCCGTGCCTTCCGCGCTGAGGCCGGCTTGTCCGAGGGCGGTCACGTCGGCCGTGTAGGAGACGACGGGCGTGGTGCGGGTCTTGAGCGCGTTTTTGGTGAGGGTGAGGAGTTCCTTGGGGTCTTCGCAGTCGGGGAAGTCCACGCTTGCCTCGCTGTGGTGTTTGGTGCCGTCGGGGCCGGGTATGCCCCAGTTGGCGAGCGCTTGGTCGTCTTGGACGTAGGGTTTGCCGTCGTTGACGTCGGCGAAGCTGATCTTGCGGCTGTATCCGCCGGTGGCCTCGCCTTGGTCATTGGTTTGTTCGATGCCTTTGCCCCACCCGTAGAGGCGGGTGATGACGTCGCCGCTGTCGATGTCGCGTTTGATTTGGGTGAGGTCCTTGCCGTATTCGAAGCGTTTCGTGGTGTTGGTGGAGCCCCGGTGTTCGACGAGGTGGATGATGCGCCGGCCGATCTGGTTGCCGGTCGGGTCGGGCTGGTATTCGGTCTGGACTTCGAGCCCGTAGGTGTCGGCGGTCTTCTGGACGGCGTCGAGGACGGTGCAGTGGTAGAATGCGAGGTCCGCCGTGCCGGTGATGGTGCCGGTCTCGACTGTGCCGACCGCCCACCGGGTGCCTTCGAGGGCTTTGGTCAGGCAGGCTTTGGCGTTCGCCTTGCGGTTGCGTTTGTCCTCGATGTACGTGCGCGAGAGTTCCGCGATGCTGCCGGTGCAGTAGGCGACGGTGACGGGCATGCCTGCGGCGCGGGCGGTCTGGGTGGACTGGCACAGGTATTCCGCCCAGCGGCCCATCGAGTCCTTGAACACGATGCGTTCGTCCTTGTTGATCTCGCCGATGGTGGTGATGTCGAGGGTGTCGGTCGCGTCGGTGGCTCTGGTGCGGATGGCCTTGATGGCATAGGGGAGGTCGCCGAGCGGGTTGCCCCAGCGGTCGAACAGCATGTATCGCATTGGTGCTCCTAGATGAGGGTGAGTGGCCTGTACGTGAGGCTGGCGCTGGTTGCGCCGGTGAGGGTGAGCGTGTTCAGGCCGGGCAATAGGGGGAAGTAGTCGGATTCGAGTGTGGGGGCCATGAGGTTGCCGTTGACGCGCAGCTCGCGCTTGTCGGGGTCGGTGATGATGGTGATGCGGCCGGTGATCGCGGTCATGCCAGCGATGGCGAGGGTGTGGCCGTGCGCGTCCTTGACGCTGATGGTCTTCGCGCCGTTGGCGGGGGCGATCGTCCATGTGGGCCAGCATGGCCGGTTGCCTTTGGCGTGGATCGTGGTCGCCCCCGTTTTGAGCGCGGCGGTGATGGTGCGGCCGATGAGGCAGGGATGGGCGTCGATGGTGGCTTGCACGAGCGTGGCGATCTGGTGGTCGCCGGTCCATTTGTCCTCCCATGCGCCGAGGCTCAAACGTCCCTCGTATTCGCCGGGCAAGCCGCGCCATGAGAGCGTGACCACGGTGCCGGAGAGGGCGGCGAGGCGGGTTTTGGCGGTGAGGATGTCGTCTTCGCCGCCGATGGCGTACAGGTTGAGCGTGATGGTGCGGTTGCCCATGTATGCGGCCCCGGTCGGGTCGGTGAGGGTCAGGTCGAGCCGGCCGTCGCGGCCGGGCATGTCCTGCATGCTCACCGTCGGCGCGGCCTTGTCGATCGCGATGCCGGCGGAGGTCAGGGAGAGCATCATGCGTTCCAGCGGCGTGCCGTTGAGCGTGGGGTCCTCGACATGCGGCAGGCGCATGCGTCGCTGGTAGAGCATATGCTCTCCTCTCTGGTTTTAACGGCCTCTCATGGCGAGGCTGTTGAGTTCGTAGCTCATGGGTTTGGCGAGCTTGCCGGCCATGACCTCGCCGCCCCGATCGGACAGGTTGAGCGTGATCCCGGCCGTGAGCGCCTGATCGATCGCGTCGATGATGTCCTGCTTGGTCGCGTACTCGGCCGTATGGTCGTCCACCGTGTAGGCGATCCGGCCGTTGCCGACGACGGCCGAGTATGCGAGCGGGGTTTCGAGCCGGCTGGCGTCGGTCTTCAGGCTCACGGTCGGGACCATGTCGGTCAGTCCGTCGATGCTGTCGGCGACGAGGCCGCTGGCCTTGTCGATGCCTTGGGCCATGCCGGCGGGTATCCATTTGCCCACTTCGTCGCGGAAGATGCGTGACGGGCTGTGGATGCCGAGCACGCCCTTGGCCCAGCCGATGAGGTTTTTGCCGAGATTGCCGATGGTGTCCTTGACCCATTTGAACGCTCCGCCGATGCCGTTGATGAGGCCTTGGATGACCTGACGGCCGGTGTCGTACAGCCATCGGCCGGCGCCGCTGACCGCGCCGAGCACGGTGCTTTTGATGCGGCCGACAGTGTTGCTCACGCTCTGGATGCCGTTGGACACGGCCGATGTGATGCCGTGCCAGATGTTTCCGAGGAACGAGCTGACGCGGTTCCATACGCTCGTCCATACGCCGCTGATGGCGTTCAGGACGGTCGAGATGGTGTTGCGCACATTCTGGATGCATGTGGACACCACGCCGCTGATCGCGTTCCAGATGGTGGACACCACGCCGCTGATCGCGTTCCAGATGCTCGCCCACACGCTCTGGATCGCGTTGAGGACGTTGCCGATCGTGGTCTTGATGCCGTTGATGATCGGCGTGAGGAACGCGACGATGCCGTCCCATGTGGTCGTGAAGAACGATTTGATCGCGTCCCATGCGCCCTGCCAGTCTCCCTTGAGGAAGCTGAGGAACACGACGATAACTGTGCGGATCGCGTTCACCACGGTCGAGATGCAGGAGCTAATCAGCCCGAAGATCGTGGACACGACGTTGTAGATCGCCGTCCATACGGTGCTCCATACGGTGTTCGTGCTGTTCATCTGCTGGGTGATGAACGAGAGTATCCAGCCGAACACGGTGTTGATGCCGTTCTGGATCGCCTGCAAGGGTGCGACGATGAGCGCGCCGATGACGGTGAACACGTTGACGATGAAGTCGCGTATCCCGTTGAATATCGTCGTGGCGGTCGTGCTGATGCCGTTCCAGACGCCGGACAGGAACGAGGTGATCGACGTCCATGCGCTGGTGATGCCGCCGCTGATCGCCGACCACAGGTTGGCGAGGAATTCGCCGAGCCCGTTCCATATCGCCTTAGCGCCCTCCACGAGCGCGGCCCATGTCTCGGACAGCCATGAGGTGAACGCGGCCCATGCCTTGCGCCCGGCCTCGGTCTGGGTGAAGAACCATGCGAGCGCGGCCACGACGGCCGCGACGGCGACGGCGATCGCGCCGATGGGGTTGGCGGCTATGACGGCGTTGAACGCGCCCTGCACGGCGGTCGCCATCTTCGTGGCCGTGCTCCATGCGGTCTGTGCGGTCTTGACGAGGCTCAGCCCTCCGGCCATCTGTTTGAGCATGGCGACCGGGCCGCCCAGGTCCGTCATGAGCATGATGCCGTTGCTGACGCCCTTGGCGGCGGTCGTCACCGTGTTCATGGTTCCGGTGAGCGCCTGCAGACCGCTGTTGAGCGCCTGATAGCCCTTGACTGCGGCGAACGCCGTGCCGATGCCGATGATGATGGGCGCGAGTTCCTTGCCGTGCCGGACGAACCAGTTGAGCGTGTCGGCGACGAGTTTGATGCCGTTGGCGAGACCGTCTGGGGGGATCATGTGCGCCCAGTCGATGACCATGTTGACGACGCCCATGATCGCGTCCCGAATGGTGTCCCATGCGCTTTTGAACGCGGTGATCGCGCCGTTTTCCTCCAGTTTGGAGTAGAGGCGCTGGAACCAGCCGATGAGCCCTTCGATGCCTGCCTGGACGACGGGCACGGCGTTGGTGACGCCGTCGGCGATCCAGCTCATGCCGCCGGTGATGGCGGGTTTGGCGGTGTCGAGCACGCTCGCGCCGAGCTTGACGAACGCGGCTTCGAGGTTGCCGGTGGCTCCCTCGATGGTGCTGGCGCTGGTGGCGGCTTCCACGGCGGCGTCGGTGAAGCCCAGGGACATGATCGCGTCGTTGAATTCCTGTGCGGTGATCTGCCCGTCGGCCATGGCGTCGCGGAAGTTGCCGGTGTAGGCTCCGGCTTCCTTGAGCGCCTGTTGGATTTTGCCGCTTGCGCCGGGGATCGCGTCCGAGAGCTGGTTCCAGTTCTCGGTCGTGAGTTTTCCTTGGCCGGCGGTCTGGGTCAGTACCATCGCCACGCTTTTGAAGGTGTCGGCCGATCCGCCGGCGACGGCGTTGAGGTTGCCTGCGGCTTCGGCGAGCCGGTCGTAGTTGGGCACGCCGTTGGCGGCGAGCTGCGCGGTGGTGTTGCGGATGTCGTTGAGGTCGTAGACGGTCTTGTCGGCGTAGTCCTGCGTGCTGGCGGTGAGTCGTTTGATCTGCCTCTCGCTGACGCCGGCGAAGTTCAGTGTGCTGGCGAACTTCTGGGCGCTGTCGGAGGCGCTGGTGATTTCGCCGGACAGGCCCATGAACGCTTCGATGGCCTTGCCCGCGACGCTTTGCGCGATGCCGGTGATGACGCCGAGTTTCGCGCCGAAGCCGCCGGCGAAGCCGTTGCCGGCTTTGATGCCGGCGGTGTTGCCAGCGGTTTCCGATGCGCTGCCGAACGCCGATTCGATGGCCTTGCCGACGCCCTTCATGCTGGGCACGACCTGCACGAACGCGGTGGCGATCTCGATTGCCATGTTATGCCTCCCTGATGGTGGTGCGCGGTGCGGCCAGGTATGCGTTTAGTTGTTCGTCGTCCATCGCCATGACCTCGCCTCCCGTGGCTTCATGCCGGACGGTGCCGGGGCGTTGGAGTTGTCCGCGCCAGCGCGCGCCCTTGCGTGAGGCTTCCTTGGTTTTCGTCCAGGCGAGGAAGGCGAGGCTGTCGCGGATGTCGGCGAGGAGGTAGGTTTGGTCGTCCCATGCGAGTCGCGGGTTGATTTTTTGCCAGATGATGGCCTGGCGGGGCAGGTTGGCGGCCAGTGCAGCCGCCAGGTTGGCGGGCAGTTCGCCCGTCCATATGAGGTCGGTGTCGAGCCCATAGAAACGCTGGAAGTCCGCTTCGAGCGCGTCGGGCGCTGTGGCGAGCATTCCTATGAGCGTCAGGAGTTTGGGGCGACCTGTTCGAGGAGCTGGGCGATGAATTCGCTGACCTTGTCGATGCTCACGCGGCCGGTGTCGGGGTCGCGCAATGCGTCCTTCATCGCCGTGTACCGGTCGCCGCACAGCTTCTTGAGGAAGGGGACGATGGCGAACGCGCCGGTGCCGTCTCCGGTCTGGGCGGTCTGGAGGTCGTAGAGGTATTCGACCATGTCGAGGTCGTTGAAGATCGCGGGGCTGATGGTGACGGTGACGCCCATGACCTCGACGGTCTTGGGCTGGTTTTTCGGTGTCTTGTGGTCATGCGGCTGCTTGGCTGCCATATGCGTGTCCTTTCAGAGGGGGTGCGCCCGCCGGACGGCGGGCGCTGGGTGGAATTCACTTGCCGAGCGAGGCGGCGGTGACGTTGGCGATGTATTCGACGCTGGTGGCTCCGTTGATGAGGTCGCTCGGGTTGGCGCTCATGGTCACGCCGTAGCCGATGGCGTCGCCGGCGCTGTAGGTGGTGTCGTCGAATTCGGTGATGGTGCCGTCGGCGACGACGATGCGCTTGACGCGTTTGCCGGTCATGGCGATCTCGAACACGAGCACGAGGCTTTCGCCGGACGGGATGGCGTGGTAGACGGTGAGCTTGTCTGCGGTGCCGGTGACGTTGGCGGTGCCGAAGCGCAGTTTGAGGCTGGCTTCGTTGGTTTCGATCATGTTGAACTGCCATGTCTCGCCGTAGCCGCTGATCTCGGACAGTACCTTGATGCCGCCCATCTCGTTGATGTCGGTGGTGTCGGTGTCGGTGGCGTTGGTGACGCCGTCCTCGCTCAGGTAGCCGACGCAGGTGTATGCGGTGGTCAGGGCGGTGGTGGCGTCGGCGGGCAGGGCGGTTCCTGCGGGCGCGTAGTAGAGGCAGCCGGTCTTCTTGGGCTTGCCGAGGCTGACGTTTTTCTTGTTGTTGTGGTTGGTTTCGGCCATGATGGTGCCTTTCGGATGGTGCGGCGTCGTCTTATTGGGTGGCGGCGTCGAGCTGGATGGTGATCTGGTATCGGGGTTGGGGCGGCGGGCCGGGGTCGGGGAAGTCGGCGACGCTTTCCACGCTGACGGCGGCGATGGGGTCGAGCAGGTCGAGGTCGAGCAGTCGGGGCAGCACTTGGCTCGTGGCGAGCTGGGCGGCCTGCCATCGGCTTTCCGCCCATGCCTGCACGGCGATGGTGGGATGGCTGCTGTATTCGTTCTCGTTGCCGCCGACGCGCTCGATGGTGACGAGCCTCTTGGGTCGGTCGGCGGGCACTTCGAGGTATGCGGTCAGCCCGTCGCCGTCGGGGTCGGTGTCGATCCAGTCCTTGACCGTTTTTTCGAGGTTGATGCTCACTGCTGTTTCACCGCCTTGAGCAGCGTGTTGTGTTTCGCGTTGTCGAACGCGGCCGCGACGCTGCCTTTGGTGGTGGCGAGGGCGACCGCGCCGTGGTCGGTGGCGTGGGCCACGGCGTGGTCGTAGTGGGCGTTTTTGGTTTGGGCCAGCTCGTTGGCCGTGTCGGCGATGCGTTTTGCCTGCTCGGTGATGACGTGCATGGCTCCGGCGGATTGGCGGACTTGGCGGAAGCCGGCGAGGTTGAGTTTGACTTTCGGCATGGCGTGGTCTCCTATCCTCTGGTGTCGGCGAGTTCGACGGTGAGGTTCCATCGGGTCGGGGTCATGCCGCCCGTGTAGGGGCGTGGGTCTCCGATCACGGTGTATGCGACGCCGTCGATGACCGCCTTGGCCCCGCGCAGGCTCCGGTAGGGCCATGCGCGGGGCATGTGGATGGTTTTCGCGGTGCGGATGCCGTCGGGGCGGATGCCGTCGGTGAGGTTCGACTGGCCGCCGTCCTGTATGAGCACGTCGTCCACCTGTTCCTCGCTGATGTTCCAGATGATTCCGCCGCCGGGGTCTTCGCCGGCTTTGACGCGGTGGATGAGGGTGATGGTCTCGCCTTTCATGCCGCGCCTCCGGCCATGTCGTAGGCCCATGCCTCGCCGTCGCCGCCCAAGGCCTCCTTCTCACTCGTGGTGAGGTAGAGGTCGCCGGCCGGGTTGGCGTAGCTCAGGCTTTCGCTGTAGCTGCCGGCGGTCTGGGTGGATTGGGTGACGCCCGACATGTCGGGGCCGGCCTGCATGGCTCGTTTGACGGCCATGCAGGCGATGCGCTTCAATGTGGCGGGCTTGGCGGCGGGCCAGCGCGGGCAGGTGGTGCGGATCAGGTCGGATGCGTCCGCGAGCAGCGCTTCGGCGCGTTTGTATTCCTCGCCGGTGAGCGCGTGCCAGCGTGCTTCGAGGTCGCCGGCCTGCGCGAACGGCTTCTCGTCGTCCGTTTCGTCCTCTCCCCCGCCGGCCTGCGTCACGGTTGTGCCGTCGGACAGGTTGAGCGGGGTGCTGGGGTATCCGTCCATGCGGGGTCTCCTTAGGCGAGCAGGCCGGCGGCCTTGAGCTTGGTCAGCGTGGAGTTGACCTTCGCGACGATGGCCGCCGAGTCGGCGGATGCGGCGAGCTGCGCTTCGGCCGCCTGCTGGAGCACGCCGCCGCGCGCGCCGGCGGTCGGCGCGGG